AATTTAAAGGAGGTTAGAGGTGTGTGCCAAGTTAAAACTTTTTGTCTGGTCAGAGTTTTGCCCAGGTTACTCAAAAGGGCTTGCATTTGCAGTGGCTGAAAGTGAGGAGGAAGCAATGGAGTTAATTAGGGAAAAGCATGGGTGTGAACCTCATAGTTGGGGAGAATTGGAAGTTCTTCCATTGGATCGTAAAGTTGTGCGGTATGTGTGTGAATGTTACTAAAATGTTACTAAATTGGAGGTATTTAAAATGGTAGTGAAAGACATTGTAGTGAAGTGGCTCAAAGACAATGGGTATGATGGGCTAGCATCTGAAGATTGTGGATGTTCTTTTGAGGACTTGGCAGAATGTCAGGGGTATGTAGGAGGCTTTGCCTACTGCAAGCCGGCAATCCGCATCAAGTGTAGTGAGTGTAACCACACCAGAAATTACTGTGAATACAGAATTATATATGACGCAACTGAGTGTTTCAGAGCTATGGAGAGAGAAATCGAAAAGGAGGTCCAAGAATGACCTGGTCTGATGTCGGTGGATTTCTGAAAAAGATAGCTCCAAGGATAGGTGGACTGCTTACCAATCCAGTAGGAGAAGGCATAGAGCTCATTACCAATGCTCTGGCCGGCCGCCTTGGCGTGGAAAATAAACCCGAGCAGGTAATGCAGGCACTCCAGAATGATCCAGGTGCTCTGCTGAAGATCAAGCAGATGGAAACAGAGCTGGAAGCTCTGCGGATTAAGCAGGAGATGAATGAAACAGACAAGGCCACTGCCATAATCCAAACCGAGGCCTCCTCAGAAGACGCCTATGTCAGAAGAACCAGGCCGAAAATCTTGCGGGATTCCTTTGCGCTTCTGGCGGTGATGATGGTGGGCGGATTCTTCTCTATGGTAGTCATGTCGACTTCGAAAGTTCCCGAGACAACGATCAATACAATCATGGGTTTCTGGATCGAATCCATGAAATATCTGACGGGATTGGTGACTGCTGGATTTCTCGGGTATGTACGCTACAGGAGCGTGCACGATAAGAGAATCGAGAAAGGGCTTGAGCCTCGGTCGGTTATTGGTGATATCTTGAAGATTATGAAGGGCAATAACAAATGATCAAAAAAATAACAACAAGATGGCTGAAAAGCAAAGGAGCATGCCAGGAAGCTATTGATGCATTTGAAAAGCAGGACCTTGATGATCCTATAGAGGTCTTGGAATTTTTGGTTGAAGAAGGGCGAAGGAAAAGGGAAAAATTAGATTGGGCTATATGGTTGATCCAAAAATTGATGAGTTCAAGACAAAAACGTTTATTCGCTATTTATATGACTGAACAGACTTTATCTCATTTTGAGAATAAGCACAGAAGAAAAATCTATATAGCGAGAAAAATAATCAATATAATGAAAAAATCTCGAAAAACTGCTGATGATTATACGGTTATTTTTCGGTTCAGGCAGGAATATATCCATACAATACAGAGGATTCTTGAGGAACGAAATAGCAATACCTATATTAGTCAACAGCAAAAAAACGCTCAAATGATATTGACGATCGAATATTATCTCGCTTGTGTAGGAACAAATGATGAATATATCACCAATATCATTGAAACTGCTTCTGCAATTTATGGAAAGAGAGCAAAAACCAAAATGATAGAATATCTAAGATATGGCATTGAATTGCTTAGAAAAGACAGAGATGCGAAACAAAGATAAAAATATTTAATTCATGCAACACAATAAATTGGAGACTTTGGAGCCTACAAAATTTATCTTACAGAGAAACAGCAGGCGCCATCAAAACCAATTTGAATCCAAAGGCTCCACTATCAGGTCTCCACCCGATATAAAATTTGATCCTTTTGCTTTTGTATGAAATAAATGGAAAAGGAACAAGCACCCACATAACCGCATACAAAAATGAAAGCGCTCCTGTGGCTTTCAATCCAGCGACAAACAATCCTACTGGAATGCTCAGGAACAAATAATCAAGGAATCCCGGCGAGGTCTTTGTGTATGACCAGTTGAGGCCCTCGACAAAGACCATGGAAGGATTGCGGGCAATAACAATGCGGCTTCTATCGGCAATGCCTATGACATACCACATGAAATTGTGAAGAGGATTCCTGAGTAGCCACATAAGGAGATCGTTTCTGAACCAACCCGGCGGTAACGGATCATCGTCATTTCTGATCCACCAACACGGATTGAGCTTCTTGAATGCTGATATTTTCCTCTTGGGTTCATATTTTCTGCTTTTCATGATTCCTCCTTTTGCCATTTCCTCCAATGGCAGAGTCGCCGGCAGACCTCCTCTCTGGCCTCAATTTCGTAATCCTTGCCCTTGAACAGTTCCTGCCGTACAGAACAGCATGAGACGACGCACCAGCTGTTTTCTTTCCACTTCTCGACCCCTTCCCTCAGTAGTACCTCAGAGCGGCCCCTGCGGCCTTCTACGTAAGCCTTGGCGAATGCGTAACGCATCATAGGGAACAGATCAAACATCTCCCTATCCTCCTTTTTTCTTGATCGGAGCAAAGCCTTTCCTTGCTTTGAAAAATGCATCTTCGAATGATACATAGCCAGGCTCTTCATCAATCTTGCCCCACCTGGCCTTTGATCCTCTGACATCGAGGTGGAAGCCTGGAGAGTTCCAGTCGGGATATATTCCCAACCCAACACGGTCGGCGATCTGAAGTTCTGTCAATATGTCTGTGATTATGAGCACCTGTTTCCAGAACGGCAGTGAGGTCTTGATATGAAAATCCATGGCATTGCCACGGTAGTGTTGGGATTTCGGAGCGTGGCCTTTGGTGGCATAGGCATTGTTGACGATGAAAACCGCGTCTGGATCTTTCTCCCTGAACAGTTTTCTGACAGCGCTGATGACGAGCAACAGCATACCATTGAGTTTCTTGGAATTGCCCCAATTCTCCTCAGGACTGAAACCCTCGATCATTTCCCATATTGACATCTGCATACTCCTTCACTTATGTAGTAGGGTGCTCCGCAATACGAACACCTTACTACCATTATTTGCCGATCCACGATTTGAACCCCAGACCAAGAATCGTGAGAATTGCTCCGAGAATGGCGTACACGAGAACATTGCATCCCACAGTCACAATCTTATTGATGCGTCGGCGCACGGTTCCAAGGAACTGGTGATCATCGTAATGAGTCTGTCGATCGACCCAGAGAGGATTGAACTTATCATCGAGTTCCTTGCGGATCGTAACGGCTATGAGTTCCGCAAGTTTTTCTTCATTCATTTCCCTTCCCATTCAATCAGCTTCTTTCCGTCCTCTGACAGGACATATTTCTTGTCAGGGTTGCCTTTTTCAGCGATTACCGTGCTGATGACTGCTTGAATTACATTTTGAACCGGCTGGATTTGGGCGGCAAGTCCTGCAAGTAATTTCTGTGTCTGTTCCGACAGTTCTATTACTTCCTTGTTGTCACTCATCAATCCTCCGTTCCAGTGAAACCTTTCTTCTGTTTCACTTTTGTTTGTATCAGGCGCCTGAGTGCCTGTGATAATTTCATGCCGACATGTGAAGTCTTGATTGTCTGGTTCATGATCTCCGTATAATCCGCCCCATCAAAATCAATATGTTCTACTTCGATAATTCCAGCTGAAGAATCAACGTACTCAAGCCGTGCTATTATTTTCCCTTTCGAGATTCCAAATTGATTGATTTCTACTTTGACCGCATCAGGCTTTAGTTTATATGGAGAATCAAAAGTAATCGCCATTTTTTACAATCCTCCCAATCATACCTACCATGTTACTAAAGTTCTGAACGCCCCATCTGCGTACATTTTTATATTGTTGTCCGCGGTATTGATCACCATCATCCCCTCGAACGAATATGAGGGGTCGCCTGTGGTGGTCTTGTAGACGACCCCGGGGACTATGAGGTCGCCGGTGATCTCGTTCCGGAAATGGAGAGATGCATTTCCGGCCGTACCGGCAATATCCTTCGAGTAGAGGAAAGACGTATCTGCCTGACCTGGCAGGGCCGTGCCGTTATACAAAACGAGATTATTTGAGCCAAAAATATCAGAAATATAAGTTGTTCCTATAGCAACATTTGCCCCTATCTTTAAATAAGTGGTTGTCTCTCCTGAATCCATAAACGTCCAATCACCAGTTAATTTACCTCCCCTTACGGTATATTCTGTCGGTGTTCCTTGGATATCCCTTGTAATGAGTCTGATAGTTGCTTCAGTGCTTGGGCTGTTTCCATCAAGTCTGAAATCAGTACCCTTGACGTCGAGATCATACGTAGGACTCCAGCCTATTCCAAGCCCTGTCGAGTTAAGTATAAGAGAATTGGAAGTGCCAGTATTTACCTGGAATGAACTACTATTACCAGGCATCTGTATCTTGAAATCTGCATTGTTCCCTGCATATCCATATCCAGTAACAGTAAGGAGAAACGAGCAATATTCTACTGCTCCCCCTGAGCCATTCATAACAAAAGGTACCTTGATTGCATTTGATATAGCTGCAGCTGCAAGATTTTTCAATGTAAGCAACGTGGAAGTTCCTGCATCCGTATCTTTCCTGAAGACAACGCCCCCATTTCCGTCGAAATCAAAAAGCGCTATTCCAGCAGCATTTTGCCACTGCTGAAGACTCCCAGAGTAAGCAGTGACTGAACTTTCCCAGTAATCGCCGAGGGTATGCCCGGTTGTATTTGTAAACGTTATTGTAACTCCGTCATTCAGAGTCTGTGCTGAGCCTGTAATGGCAACACCTGTTGCCTGCCAGGTTGAGCCTCCGTCATCACTCCACTTGAAAGTATCCGGCGATCCTGTTGCATCTATCTCAACACGATATGTTTTATTCGTGTCGCCAGTATACGTACCTCCAAACGTTGCATCGTTCAGTCCTGTACCAGTGAAAGTAGTCGATCCTATAATTGTATACGCTTTGGCAACAATGGCATCTGCAGAGGTACTTACCGGCTGGAACGTCTTAAGGCCTGATATCGACTGAGCCGAAGTCTTATCCACAATATTGGCTTCATCGGCAGTCTGATTGATCCACAAAGAAGACCCTGAATCATACGCAAGGACCTCGTTGTCTGAAACTGACGTTATGGTAACGTTCAGGAGGTCCTCAATCGATCCCTGACTATAGAATATCTGGAGCCTTCCGTACTTGTCATATACCTGCATTATTTCTCAACTCCATGGATAGTGTAGTCTACCTTGCCGGCGGTACTTGTTATCCCTCGTATCTTGTCGCCTGCCTCAAGAGTGAATTCGTCGTCAAGGACAGCCATGTACTGCACTCCAAGCTGAAAATCCTTGGGTGCTATCATTCTCTTGATTGACCCAGACTTCAGAATATAAATATTTATCGTCTCAACGCTCGTATTGCCGTTGACGAGCGTTATTGTCTTTATCAGGGCGGTTTTGCCTGACGGCACAGTATAGAGGTCTGCCTCTGTACTCTGCAATTGTCCTTCTGCTATGAGTTTGATATTTACAGCCATGTCTTATATTCCGAGCCAGGCAAGCACATCACCGTCGTCTATGTGAGCATCTATCTCGGCATGTGTCTTTGTTCCTACATTCTGCATTACCGTATGGTCGATCGACTGCTGAGTGAAATGTATCGACGTGTCGTTTATATGCGAGGTCGTCAGATTCGACAGTGATGTGCTTGCCGTACTTTCAGTATTTGTCCTGTTGTCGAGTTCGTGCTGAAGCTCAACGAGGACATCAAGCAATCTCTGAAGATTGTCAGGGGTAAACCCTGTTATCGTCCTTGGATTGTAGGCAAAAGGCATTATTTCTTCTTCCTCAGCTTACTGAGTGTTTTTGCCAGCCTTGCCCGCTTTGCAGTTACACCGCTTCCCTTCGCCTTCTCATTGAGCCATGACTTCTTGATTGTTCCTGATTTGGTAATGGCTCCTTCTCTCTTTGCCGTCCTTGTCAATGCTCCCGGATTCTTGATAGCCTTCTGAATCCATTTCTTTTTCGCCATTACATACTCCTTTTCTTGTTCTTGCTATTGTTCTTCATGTTCTTCTTGGGTTTGACCGGTCTTGTCGGCTTGTCATCGAGGCCCAGTTCCTTGATCATCCGGTTTGTTCGGGTAAGACTTCCAAAAAACCGCCTCGACCAAGTATCGTTTTTGTTCTTGCCTTTCTTCTTGTCCATTTCACATACCTCCTTCTTGGTTGCTTTCGCCTTCGGCATTGGTTATTCTTGCTCCAGCCTGCTCGGCCAGAAGGCGCCTCAATCTCCATTTACCCTTTGTAAGAGCCATCCTTTTACCCTTGTAGAGAGCAATTGCAAGCCTTGAGTTTACCCGTGGATTGTTGAAGATATAGTTTGCAAGCATCATACCTATTGCACCCTTGACGCCTGCTATACCTCCTCCTACGTTTCCATACATACCACCGATCAACGAGAAGATATTGCGGTTGTCTATTCTTCCAACAGCCCTACGGAGTTCTTTGTTGAGTTCCAGCAAGGCACTCTGGCGCTTATTGAGAAATCTTATCTCGGGAAATATGTTTGCAACCTCTTCTCTTATTCCTTTGTTGAGAGCAGCACGCACACGTGCCCAGTCTTCAGTATTGACGGGCTGACCAGTCTTGATCTTCTTGTAGAAGTTATTCAGTTCCTTGTTGAGGTCCTTGGTCAGCTTGCGGGCCTTCTTGATCGTGATTCTCTCAGGCTGAAACCTCTCGAATTCCTTTATTGTCTTCTTGGCTTCCTTTATTGCACTCAAGGGCAGAGCCTTTTCCTCAGGCAATGTCTCAACGAGTTCCTTAAGAGGTTTAAGAGCTGCATCTCTCGATATTGTGAAATTGCCGGCCTGATAGAGTTCTATTCTCTTGTCTATTTCATCGTTGATCGCCTCAATCAGTTTTTCACTCTTCTTGAGTCCTTTCGTCAATGGAAGATTCTCTCTGAGCGCGGTCTGAATTATATCACTTCTTGCTTTCTCTGTAAGAGTAGTAGAAGGCTTAAGACCACTCTTGTATAGTTTCTCTGGAAACTTCTCAGGAACCAACTTTAGAGGGCTTTTTATTGCTGCTGCGGCGACATTCAGGGGATCGGCATAACGTGCCATTGTCGAGGCCAATTCCCCAGCCTTTTCAAGTTTGGAGATTTTGGCGACCTTGCCTGTCTTTGCAAGCACTCCGCCTATACCTGCAAACAACGAGGCAAGGTCGATTGCAACCTGTACAGGATTCGTTGCTATGGTCTTCTTTATTGCGTCTTCACTTCCATACTGATTCTTGAGTTCATTCCATACTGCTTCAGCGATCTGCTCATCTTCTTGGCGGCCCGGGACGAACTTCTGAATTATGCCAAGTCCAAGCCGTCCAACACCCTTGACGGTCTGCACAGGATGAAATACCACGTTGCCGATATCTTTTATCACCCTGACTGCGCTTCTTGGTACATTTCCAAAGGCTTCTTTTCCGACTTCAGCCCATGTCTTCTGAGAATAATCAGGACCAGCAGAAACCTGCTCAGCCTGAGGTACTTCCTCAGTAAAATCAATCTCGTCAGGACTGACAGGCTTGAGCCCCTTCAGTCTTTCGGGCTGAACCTGCTCGGTTACTTCAGTATCGAACTCGATCTCTTCAGGACTTACAGGTCTCATTTCTATATCTCCGGCTGATAGTATTTGCCCTTGTACTTGTAAATAGGCAGGCCTGTCTTCTTGCTCACCCCGACCTTTACGGCACCATTAGGAATACCGAAAACAGGGTCTTTGCCGAGCCTCTCTTCAGTATATATCCTGAATTTGAGCGGATCGAAAATCCCTCTGTTTTTCTTCTTGAATTCATACAGCAGCTTGACGACCTGGGCCTGTCTCTCTGCCAACTTCTTGCGAATCTTGATAAGCAACTTGTTTCCTGCTTTGCTCAGGATCAACTGAGGGTTCATATCCTGCAAGAACTTGACGTCCTGATCTGACATCTGTCCTGCAAGGACCATACCCTGACCAAGGTTTCTTGACCTTAGGGCCAATTCGTTTGTAAGGGCGGTGAAGGCCTCCTTGGCTGCAAGGTTTGCTGTATCTATCGGTATATCAAATGAATTGGCTATCTGCTGAATTGACTTTCTCCAGTTTGCCAGCCTGCCAGTTTCCATCCTGTCGAGCAGGCCTTCGAGGGTATTCAATGTTGCTATCTGACTGGTAGCCTTGTTTGCATCATCGATAATGACCTTTTCGCTCTGTGCTGCAAGTTTTCCTCTTTCGACACCATAGCCGCGCATCTCTGGAGATATCGGCCTGTAACCTTCATTGAACAGCCTGTCCCGTTCCGCTTCATCTCTGACATTGACAGGAATCGCCTCTCCTGTTTCAGGATTGATCCAGGTCTCTACATCAGGAGCAAACTCTCGCTCTTTACCACTTGATACGGCAGGAGGAGCCCCCGTCTCTATATATGCCTGCCTCTGCATGGCCTCAGGTCCCTGCTGGGCAGCCAGAGACCGCTCCTTCCTGAGAATCATATCTTTGTACAGCGGATTCAGGCCATACTTCTGGCGGAGCACTTCGAGGCCTTTTCTTACCAGCTGAGGCCCTCCCTGCTTTGCCATCTGGTCGAGCTTCTTGAACTCCTCCATGACCTCATCAGGCTTTGCTCCTGAGAAGTCTATGCCTGTGATCTTTCCAACCTCATCAAGTAACTGTCCCTGCTCTTCAGGAGGTGCAAACGGCAACCACTGTGTTATCTCCCTGAGCCGCTTCGAGTTCTCCTGTAACTTTTCACGCCTCATGATCTCAGCAGTAGCGAGCTGCTGTCCGAACTGCATGGCGGCCATCTTATCGGCAAGCCTGCGCTCACTCTGTGCCTGCTGTTCTGCAAACCTTGGAAGCAGTCCCTTGTATACACTCGCCTGAGCCATGTCCGTCACCTCCTTATGAGCGGCATTGTGTTCTGTTCAAACTCTCTCGCCTTGCCAAGCGTATAGCGCCTGCTTGGAGTAGAAGGACCAGGAAGCAAGGGCCTGTTTCCGATTATGTTGGGATTCCCCATCATATTCTGCCAGAACAGCTTATCACGCTGAGCCTGAGAGAGATTGAGGAAAGTAGACAACCCCTGCTCGGCAGCCCCTACGAAGGCCTGCCCCGTTGTCGGTGTTTGATACCTCATCAGTTCGTAGTTGAGCATAGGATCAGGTATTGACCTTCCGAGATTCAGCAGATTTTCATAACTGCGGAGCTTTGTCTGCTCCTGAAGTGTCCTGATGTCAGTTCCTATTGCAGACTCGGCCCTTGCCCGCTCGGCCTCTATGCCTTCGAGTTTTCTGCCGGCAGCCCCTATATTGCCATACGGCACGATCTGTTCCTTGACCCTTCTTGCAGCACCTTCATAGCGGGCCCCTATGTCTTCGAGCCCCTTTCTGATCAGCCTGTTTGCAACATCGTCAGAGAATGTATAGCCGCCTGCTTCGAGTCCACGCTTTATGCCTTCTATGATCTTGTCCTGCATCTCAAGCCATGGGCCGTAAGGCTTCGGCGGCTTGGGAGCAAACAAACGGTCTGCAAGAGAAAGCCCAAAACTTGCAAGAGACATTATGGTTATCGGATCCATTTCAACACCCCCTTTACTCTAATGCTACCGTTTCACCACCTATGGCGTCAACCATGATTATTGCATCTGAAATCTCTCCCTGCGTTGCACCATCCCGTGCTTTTCCCTTTATCTGCAGGCTGTCACCTGCAGTTATTCCCGATATGACTTCTTCATAGGTTGCTGATGTGCTTGTTATTCTCTCTGTTCCTACTGCAACGTCATTGAGATGAATTTGCCCATAAGCAGTACCGCCTCCTGAGGTATTGGTCAGTGTAAACCAAACTCTTACAGACCCTCCACGTTTCATGACGAATGTCTTGACGTTCTGGTAAGTAGTGCTTCCTGTAAATGTGCTTGCCTTCTTAGACCACAAAAGCGGCTGATGGCCAGCAGAGTAATCCAGGTTCTTCTTGAACGTCGACCCTGCCAGAACGTTCCCACTTGCATCGACCTCGAAAGCCCTGAACCATGACGGTCCAATCCCAGAGGCATCAGAAGGAGCATAATAAATCCTGAACACTGTAGACCTGAGAGTAATTAGCATACACGGGCCCGTAACATCCCTGCCCGTCCATGTCGACCCATTCCATTCAGTGTTGTATGAAATTCCCCACTCACTGCCGTCTGATCCTCTAAACTCCCTTACCAGGGCATTGCCGTCAGCACGCATCTTGCGCCATATACCGTCAAAAGTATGACGCAGAAGACCGCTCAGGCTTCCTCCGCTCAGCGGCAAGAAGGACGATCCACTGAGGTCTATCTTTGTCGACTGGATCGGAGGGCTGCCATCGATGTTTGCATCGTCGAGAGAATTCATGTTGCTTGCCAGGTTATTGAGCTCTGCATCTATGGCAGCGCCAACATCAGGATCGATTGTTGGAAGTGTTGAGAAGTAGTTCGACGAATATATTCTTGATACGAGTGCCATGTCAGACCTCCACCCGCTTGATTTTGCGCTTCGGCTGATAAAACAGGCTTATGCCGTTTAGAGTTATAGGCTGATTCAAGCCTGCATGTGATATCTTGAACTTGATATTTCTGCCCTTCAGGTTGACTGAGTCTGAGCCTATTATGTCCAGAGTTTTCGTAACCCTGTAATTACCTCCAAGGGTACTCCAAGCAACAGAACCCCATGATTCTCCCCTTACTGAAACTATTTCTCCACCTGAAGGAGTGCCATTGTCCCAGTTATCCACAGTCAACGTATTGTTTGCATCATCGACCGCAGTTATGGTTCCCTTTGATCCTCCTGAGGCAACAGCAAACATACCGACGACGACATTGGATAAATCCCATGTACTTCCGTCTACTACGGTCGTAGCCGTAAAGGTCGTGTTTGAACTCGATGTCGTCACATCAGCAGTATAGAGATTCAACGGTACAGATATGCTGTCTCCATCAATATACACAGTGACACTCGGCGAATAATTGCCCTGTAAAGTCGTATCGACATTGAAGAACCTGAACCTTACATCCTGGTTGCCGCCTATTCTCCACCATGTAAATTCAGCCCTCTGGGTAATTGCAGACCCTGCATTGTTCAGGCCTCCAATCTTGTATATCTTTCCTGTTGCTTCAGAAGTGCCAAACAGGGTGTTGTTATTCCAATCCAACATAATGTTGCATTTCCTGTCATATACAGTAATCGTATTGAGCCTGTAATCCCATACTATCTGCTTATTGTTGTATGACTGCCCGGCTTCAGTAACAGAAAGTATATACCTGTTGTTCTTCAAATCATTGAATCCATAAGCCTGGTCCAACTTGTTCGGATCGAGACTATTGATCAAACCAGTTATATTTATTCCAACATCAGGCTGGTAACCTATATTCCTATACGTATACCCATCGAAAGCATACAATCCATGCTTCGTAAGTCCAACAAGGACATCCCCACTGTTCAAGGTGACCGTTGCAATAGAGCGATGATATAAGCCGTAAGAGTTACTTATTGGCTGACTCGTGGTCATCATATCATCCGGGGTTATACCGCTTACAGGCCATGTGGAAGATTCCTTGAAAATATACAGAATATTTCTCAAGGTTCTGACTCCGATAATCTCCTGGCCGTCATTAAGACCTATCTGGAGGTAGTATCCTGTGGTTGCCGAGGTTTTGAATATCTCAGGCTGACTCTGGTGAGAAAAGTATACCTTCGTCGGTTCTCCTGAAACACCGGCAACGAACAGGTATTCCTTGTAGACCTCGGCGAATTTCCCTACAGGTGGATCATCATGATCAGTAGGAGCAAGTGTTGTTCCAAGGCTTGTATCGGCAATGTTGTCTGTATATGTCGTTGTTGTGTTGTCAGGTATCGTATCAAGATAATAGAACGCAGTCCCGCCAGCCGTGGTTCTGTATATCTTTCTGCTTACCACCTCTGCAGAACCTGTTGGAATTGCAGAAAGATCGACCTGCTGAGAAGACGGACTGACGATAGATGTAGACGGCCCAGGATTGGTTTCTGCACCGGCCTTTGACACGAACGTGACCTTATACATGTAATCACCGGTTAGGTTGCCAGAGCTTCCAACAGCTGCAGACGGTGCAGTAGTCGGCTTTGCGATCTTCAGAGTAAGCATGTTTGAACCGTCATACTTGAGCGGCTGATTGGTACCATCGAACCTTATTGCAAAATCCGCCAAGGTCGTATAATTTCCCATGTATCCAGCCGTCAAGCCGGTATAGATAGAAGAAAAAACTCCTGTCGATCCTTCGACGTACACGTCTGTATTGCTATCAACAAGCAGTTTCTTCGTTCCGTCTTTCTTGTTGTACACATATGCCCCTGTTATTGAAGCAGTAGGTAATCCAGAGGTCGAATACTCCGAGTATCCATCAACCGTCTTCAGCCCGGTCGGTGTAAAGTCCATGTTCAGGATATCAACGATAACTTCCGACGGCAAATTCATCTGGTCGTCAGTATCGTTGAATCCCCTGAACGGAACTTTAGGCCTGTATTCCCGTATCCTTCTGATCATCTCTGCCTTACCTTACTCCATGTTGATGTTGCTGCTTTCTGTTTGCCCCATTTGTGAAAACTCTTGAGATAATTTGCTATTGAACTGTAATTACCGACATTTCCAGCAGTATCTAACGTAGTTAATGTCCAGGAACCTCCTGAATTGATTGCGCATTTGAGATTATCATTTGTAGTATCGTAATAACTGATATATATATTGTCATTGGAATCAATTACGATTGAGTTGTGTTCACCAACAGCATCAATACTATCCAAAACAGTAGAAACCCAAGCACCCGATGCATTAGTTATGTATCTCAGATCATAATCAGTGTAATAAAAGTAGCTGATATGAACCTTGTCATTTGAGTCAAGTGCAATTGAAGTATACCATCCAACATCAGTGCCGTTATTATCCAAGAGAGTAGAAACCCAAGCGCCAGAGGTATTCGTTGTATATCTAAGAGCTTTATTTGTAGAATCATAGTAACTGATATGAATCTTATTGTTTGAGTCAAGTGCAATCGAAGAATACCTCCCAACAATATTGACACTATCGGCAGTAGAAGTAACCCAAGAGCCCGATTCATTCGTTGCATACTTCAGATTGAAATTTGCAACATTAGCATCATAATAACTGATATGAGCTTTATCATTTGAGTCAATCGCAATTGAAGTCTCAAAATTTATTTTCGTGCTGCTGTCCACAGTAGTGATAACCCAAGAGCCCGATTCATTCGTTGCGTATTTCAGATTGAAATTTGTATTGTCGTTGTAACTGATGTGGACTTTATCATTAGAATCAATCGCAATTGAACTATAAAGACCAACATCTCCAGCACTATCTATAACTGTAATGACCCAAGCACCTAAGGCATTCGTTGCATACTTGAGATTTTTATTTGTTGAATCGTAATAACTGATATGTGCTTTACCATTTGAATCAATTGCAATTGAAGTATACCATCCGACATAATTGCCATCGTCAATAACTGAGGCAACCCATGATCCTGATTCATTGGTTATATACTTCAGATTACCATTGGTGGCATCATAGTAACTGATAAATTGAATATTCAACTGCTTGTTGATATCTGTGACTTTATCAGTCTTCTGCCAGTTATTGCTTGCTGATTTTACCTTTACGAATCCCATCAGTAATAATCCACCACCCTGCACTGAAGGTTATCAAGATTCATCCCATCGACTTCCCTCATCTTGAGTTCCTGAAGCATAACCCTGTAGATGGTCCTCTCCTTCAGGTATCTATCGTCATCATCATCCTGCAAGACCCGCCAGTAGACACCAGTGATAAATACATTTCTCCACCGCCTGTAGAGAGTACCCATGAGGTTCGAACTCAGGTCAACGAGTGAGAGGTTGGCATAGTAGCGCATCTGAAGGCCATAGAGCTTATCAGGTGTCGGATACAGTTCGAACTCTCCAGTCTCATCTGAATCAGCCTGAGCCATACCAAGAGGAAAGTAATGAGTCGGCCTGCTCCTTGCATTCGGATGAGCAATTGCATCCCTCTCTGTGATTCTCAACTGATGCAACGGATACTGTGTATCAACAATCATGTAGGTCTCTGTACCATCAGGCGTTACAGTAAAATCAGGAGTCACACTTGCAACCTTCGTTGTAGTATTGTATGCAGTTATCTGAGAGCATGCACCAAGCCCTGTACCAGACGTTATAAGAAGCAGTTTTCCTATTGCAAAGTCCTCTGAAACATCCTCGTTTGCATCCAATGTTGCAGACGATGAAGTTGCCGCCTGAAGTGTGCCTGTATGGTCCCCTGTCAGGATCGTAAGGGTAAGGTCACGCTCAAAGTCAACAGGGTTTGCATACCTCGATATGCCTTTCGTGGTGACCCCGTAGCTGGTATATATCAACGACTTCCACTTCTTTGAAGTCGTCCATATGTCATGTTTGACTTCTTCGAGCCAGTCCTTTGCTCTCGATATCTTGGCGGCTGACGGATTAGAGTAGCCAGCTCGCTTAAGGGCCTCTGTAACGATGCTGTCAGACGTCGGCTGTGTTGGTACTGCCATTCAGGACCTCCTCAAGTGAAAACTTCCATAACCGCCAATTCTTGTTGATATCGAAATTGGCCTCAACGTCCTTCCTTGCCTTTGCACCTATGGATTTTCTCAAGATACTCGATTCTATCATTTCAGACATACCGCTGAACCATGCAGATTCGTCATTGTCTTCAATCATTATTGCATTCTCTCCGGTATAGACCTCACGGTAAGGACTGACCAGCGACATCACGCAGGGAACCTCCATTGCAGACATCTCTATCCACTTGATCGGAGATTTGCATCTGTTGAAATCATTATCCACCAACGGTATTACTGCAAAGTCGAGATTCATCATCATTGCCTCATAATGATATCTTTCGATGTTGACCCATGGATGAATCTCAACCCTGTCTTCAGGCAAATCCTTGATGAATCCCTTGAATGCCTGGCCGAAAACAACGAACCTCGTATTTTCGTATGCCTCCATTATCAATCTTACAGGCTCTTTGATAATCATGAGGTCCTCGTAGTGGCTGCTTCCACCAAACCACCCGAATCTCACTTCTTCTGTTCTCTGAAACGGCAAGGCTTTCCACATGTTTACATCTATTGAATTAGGGAGAACATAGACATTGCCATTGTATTCCCTGTAGATATCAGCAAGAATATCTGTTGTTACAGTTACAGCGTCTGCAATCTCAAGGGTCCTTTTGAAGTAATTCATGCGCTCGACATTCTTCTTTATGTCTATGTTTTTTCCATCTTCCCACAATTTCATTTTGCTGCCGTCCTTGAGTGCTACAACAACCTCTTTCGTGCCAAGATGAGCATAATGATTCGAAAATGGAGACACATCGAAAAGGTTGTCGTCAAACTCAACTACAATACGCTTGCCCTCTTTCTTCATCTCGTTTATCAGTATGTGAAAGTTAGGTTCTCCGGGCCGAGGAACAACGACAACATCAGAATCTTCAAGCATCGAGGCAAGTTCATTAATTCCAATGCCCTGCTTTGCAAAGTCGACTATGACGAAAGGATCATTCATAGCCCAGACAGAATAAGGCAGAGTAACCCGGTAGTATCCACAAGGGCCGTCGTCTCTTACAAAAGCTGTAATCTTCATATAAGCATCCTTTCATTTATGCTGTTTTTCACCAGCAAAGAAGCTTCGAGTAATCCATCAAACGTACCAGCGTCAACCCATGCTCCTTTTATTTCTTTGTGCCTCAGCTCTCCGTTTTTTGCATACTTGTTTATGACATCAACTATCTCGTATTCACTGCGCCTCGACTTTGTTATCGTCTTTGCAAACTTGACAGCCTTGTTGTCGAACACGTACAACCCTGTAACTGCATACTCAGACGGTGGAATATCAGGCTTTTCAATCACGCATCTTATTCTTCCATCGTTATCAAATACAGGAACTCCATACCTTGCAGGATCGTCGACCTTCTTCACGAAAATCTTTGCTCCTGATTCAAACCCTGAAATATGACTCGACAGGTCATCCTCGAAAATATTGTCTCCAAGTGCAAGAGTAAAGTTATCATCTCCAATAAACGAGGAACTTATCATGATTCCATGCGCTATACCTTCAGGTCTTTCCTGTATTTCATAAAACAGCCTTACTCCGAACTTCATACCACTTCCAAGCAGGTTGAGGTAATCACCTGCATTGTATCTTGATACTATTATGAGAATATCCTTTATTCCAGCCCTAATAAGTGTATCAAGTGGATAATATATCATTGGCCGGTTGTAAACAGGCAGCAATTGCTTACTCGTCACGGCAGTGCAAGGCATCAGCCTTGTAGCAAGACCTCCTGACAGTATTATCCCCTTCATATGGAAACCTTCCCCTTAAGTGCCTTGAACATCTTCATATCCTTCTTCAGTTCGTCGATCTGCTCCTTGAGTGCTTTGTAGGAGTTACCATTGCTTTTGCCCTTCAGTCTTTCAACCGGCTTGTGCTTACCTTTGAAGAAGACCAGGCCGCACTCAATGCATACTATGAAATCGGTAAGCGGATACATGAGTTCGGCCTTGTCTGAACCACAGAAACATCCAAATTCGTTATCCATACTTGAACACCCCTTTAATCGTACTTGTAGCCAAGGTATATCATGAAATCAAACAGCCTCCTGTTGTATTCCCTGGCAATGGATATTCCCCTGTTGAGTTCTACCCCGTAATGCTCATATAGAGATTCTGCAACCTCTATGGGCTTTCTCATACATATGACGAAAAACGGATCTTCGAGGTATTCCATGTAGCACTTTATCGTCAGGACGGTCCGCGGGTCCTTCCATCCCCATTTAGGCTTGACTGCAGATTCTATGGTCCGTTTTATCTCTTCTGAAAGCTTTTTTCCGGCCCTGATGATATCTTCTTCAGGCGGAGGACTCCACCACGAACCACCGGCCTCTTTCAGGATCATCTCGTTGAGATTATAGAATCTTACATCCTCGTAATGACCGCCGTTGTTCTCTGCATTATTGAACAAGAAATCATCACCCATGGAGACACCTTCCTTGTGAAGGCTTCTCGCCACGAGGCTTGTTGCACTTCTGTGCATGCCAAGCACTATAATTGGGCTTTTGCTGAAGTCAGTCTTCATGAGACCCTCTTGTCAGGCACCCTGTATGGAATACCTTCATCTGAGTTCAACCACTTGAAAAACGCCTTCTCGTCAAGTCTTCCATCAGGAGCAAAAATATGAGCATTCTTGTTGAATACATAGTCAGGAATCTTTGCAACGTGTTGAAATTCCCGCTCCTTGGAGAATCCATTGTCTGAATTTTCCCTTATAAACTTGACAGCCTCCTTGATATGATCGACGTACTGAAACCTGTCGATCCTAATAAGATCAGGATTCTTGTCATCGATCCTGAGCTTGTTGAAGTAACTCTTCCTTTTCTTGATTACCATTACACGTCCTTTTGTTTGGAAGTCCCGGCGGGAAAAGCTCCCGCCGGTGGCTTCACTTTGCGGTTAGCTCGTAGTGAGCTGCGTGATCTTGCCCGATCCCTTTTCCTGCCTTGATTCGAGGGTCAGTTCCGCTTCGATCATGTACTTCGTCGAAGATCCTGTCCTTGCGAGTTTTTCAGGCTTCACGGGCCGCGCCCACGCCTTGCGCCAGAGCTTCATATCTCCGAAGATCACTACAGTGTCTGGAGCACTGGTCTGCATCTGGTGGTGGAGCCTGACCATCAGGGTGCCGAAGCTCGACTTGTACACATCGACTGCGGCTACCAAGGTCTTCTCAGAAGCCGCGATATCCCTCGTGTTCGTAGTGAAGGAGTCGAACTTCCTCTTCTGGAAGGCTCCGACGATCACGTTGGAGGGCTTACCACCCTGAGACCATATGAGCTGCAGATTGTCATTGACCATACTTTCGGTCAGCGGCTCACTTCCGGTTCCTGTACCTGTAGTCACATTCGTGGTTATCCAGCCAAGGACACCTTTCATCTGCCTTGCCACCGAGGCCGAACCTGAGACAGCCGTCGAGTTGACTATCAGCGCATACTCGATATCGGTAGCAAGCTCGGTCAGGTGCTTCTCAAGCTGGTATGAGAGGTCAGACCCTCTGCCAGCCTTGTCGAACGCCTCCTGAGAATCCGATATCTGGAAGACCTTCCTGAGTATCTGCGTGTAGTTACCGGTTCTCGTCGGAGGAGTGATAGCCGATGCAGTGGCGTCATCACCTTCGAGCACCGCATTGGCTCCAGGCGATGCCAGAGAGTCGACAGGCCACTCATGATACCTTGCGGTAGCCTTGCCGCTCCCTGTATTCGACAGGAACCAAGTATCCACGGGACTGATGTTTGTGATGACATCGATCAGGTCCTCGCGGATAGTCGTATCGGAATACGATACGAGTGTATTTGTAGGAACTGCCATACTTTACCACCTCCTTGACTTCTAAATGACCCCCTTGAGCTTGAAGACTTCGGACCAGTCGCCCGATTCTTTTGCTCTCGCGAAGGCCTGTCTGTACCTTCCGAGCTCATCGTCGGCACCTGAAGGTGTTGAACCACCCTCGATATTGGAAACAGCAGGCTTACGGCGCTCGTCGACCTGCTGCTTCTTCTTGCCTGAGGCCAGTTCCCGAAGTTCCTTAAGCTTGAGGTCCTTGTAGATCGATATGAACCCTTCGCGGTTGTTCAGCCTGTTGAACTGCTCCTCTGGCAACTCCCGCAGGGTTCGCTCGATCTCAGGCACCTTCTGCTTGAAATCATCGAACCCCTCTGCCTTCATCTCTGCGTCGATCTGCGATATGACGGTCTGGTAGACTGTCGGCTTCGTTACTTCTGTCAATTCTTTGACGGTATTCTTCAGGGATTCTATCTCGCTCTTGAGGTCTTTGACATGAGGCGCGATATACTCCCTGTAGAAATCGTCATTCTCATCGTAAGAACCAACTCCGACGTCATCATCCCGCCCTGCGTTTAGCAGAGGGTTTTTCTCGATGAGTTCCTTCTTGAGGTCTTCAAGCGCCTTCTTCTCTGCTTCCAGCCTCGCCTTTTCCTCGGCGATCTTCTGTCCGGTCCTGGTCAGGTACTGGGCAGTCTGGTAACCCTTGATGAGCTCGTCCTCATCGACTTCCATCACCTCACCGCCTATCTTGACGGTGTACTTCTTTGCAGAGCCTTCATTGGAATCGCCGTCAGTCTTTTCCTGGGCGCCCTTGTCATCTGCCTTGTCATCTGCCACAGCACTGTTTTTCTCGTCACCTTCAAGAAGTGACTGGGCCATGGCATCGAATACAGACGGATCGATTCTCCTTGGCTCTTCCGACATCCCTGCATCAGGGGTAGTCTCATCCGACATCCCGGCATCCGGGGTAGTCTTGTCGTAATCTTTCATTACACATCCTCCTCGGGTAGTGTTTCAAGGTTTAGACGGGCAAGCCGTCCTTCTTCAACGATATTATCAATCTCTCTCCTTATCTGATTGATGATCTTGGACATCATCTGAGTCTGTATTATTTCGATCTTGTTATTAGGATCGACCCTCTTGAACGTCTCGAAAGCCTTGCGGTCCAGCCTCTCGAGTATTTCTTCATCAAAGACAGCCCATTCCTTGCTCTTCAGAAACCTCTCAAAAAACTCACCCTTTTGTGCTTTGCTGAAATACTCGTCTTCAATCATATGCCCATGGCCTCCATTATTGCGTTCATATCCTGACCGCCGGTGTCGAGAGAAGGCTGAGAAGCTATTCCAGGCACCTTCTGGGCCTCTCTCGGCGGCTCCTTCGCCTCAAGCAGGAAATCATCCATGTTTTTCTCACCAAGCAGCCTCATCAGCCTGTTGAGTATATATGAGACATCTATGAACCTGGCTTGATCCCTTCCTATCACGCCGGCGGTCAACATCTGAGCTGTCGTCTGGTTTGCAATATTGGCCCTGTCCATGATCAGCAAAATCCTGTTGATCTGAGTCTGCTTACTCATTCCAGAAGTAACCTTCAGGTCGAAATCACCCTGAATTATCTCTCTTGGAGGCGCTCCGTCATCAGCAAATCTCCACCCGAGAACCCTGCCGGTTACAAGCTCTATGAACCGGTCGTCGCAATAAGTCTGCTCAAGCCTCAGCAGTTTTCTGAAGACAGGCAAAAACAAGGTATTCGACAGATTCCTGATGATCTGTGATATCTTCTTATTGGCGTTCTGCTCATGCCTTACTACGCTCGTTGCGGTCTCTTCAGGTCCAGATGATATACCCATCAAATTCGGTGGAATAGACGTTGCCTCGTAGAAGTCCTGATCTGTCCTCATCTGCTCCTGTACAGACGTCCCGGTCGGATCCTTTATCTCCAGTTCTCTTATCGACGCCGTTGAGATATCGTCTCCAAGAACAACAGAGCCTATGCGCCTGTTGACGAGGCTAACGAGGTCTATCCCTGCAGACCTCTGCGCCAGTATCGGCTTTCTGAGGGCAAGGGCAACCGCCTCTCTCCTCTGGTTCCTCAACACATTCGTCTCTCTCTGCAGCCCCTCGACTATCTCAGGGAGACTCTTACCGTATAGCTGATGACTCTCCGGCAGTGCAAGCCCGACATCGAACGGCGGCCGGTTGTAGTCATCGCCATCAACCATGTAAGGCAGGTCATTCTCTTGAACTTCCCTTATTACTATCTTGGGTCCTCCCTCGTCTCCAGCCATGACATACGAGCAGGACTCGAGCAATCCATCACCGTCGACATCAAGAAGGGTCCATATCTCGTATATCAGCACTCTTGCAGCCGAATCTACCTTTACAGCGGCCTCAGACATGAACGGAGACCCCTGCTCCTCGGCCCTCTTCTGCTTTATATCGTCTCCAAGAGTCTCGTCCTTGATAGGCTGTATCATGTCGAGGTTCTTGTACCCTCTCCTCTTCAGATAATCCAAGGACCTGACCATCCTGTGTATTATCGTATGCCTGTGGTAGTCTTTCCACGTAGCAGCAGGCGAGAAAAACACGTCTTCATAAGGTATGGTTTCAATTATCGGCGTGTAATTGCCCTGGGAATCAAACTTAGGATAAGTCTTCATTATGCCAACCTTGGCCTTCATGGCATCCAGGGCGGCCTCGTAGGCTTCCTTGTAGAAATCTATCGGGTGGCCGTTGAGACGATAGTTCAAGAGCGACTTGACTATCATCCTGGTTTCAGCAGGTATGTTTTTCCAATTCGTTACGTCAACTATCTCTTCAGGGTCGAAAAAGTAAGTATCAAGTATATCAACGAGTATCCTCTGAATATGAGAGTAAGTCTTCGGTATGAATAGCCTCCCCTGCCCAACCAGTACCTCGGACTTCTTGCGCTCCTCGTCTGAAAACCTCGAGTTGTACAGGTCTGAGTCCGTCTTCCACCGCTCGCTTATCTTTTCCGTGCGGAAATTGACCGCCCGCTCAAACTCAGACATGCCGAGTTCAACGAGAAACTCTTCCTTGAATTCCTTCTTGCCCTTCTTCTTGGTCTTTTCAGCCAACTACCACCTCGTCGATCATGAGGGCCTCCGGAGCCTCCAAATCCTCCGGATACCAGTTAATAGGAAACTGAAATATATACCTCAGTGCAGCATGCAGGTGGTGCCTTCCCTCAGCTATCCTGTCCTTTTTGCCCTTGAGGTCCTCGTTCGAATAAGTATCCCGCTGCAGGGTCTGAAAACTCCTTATCAGGGCCTTGTTTTCAGGCCTGTTCACTATGAAAAACCGCCCGGCCTTCAGCAGCTTCTTTATCTCGTCGACTCCTGCCTTTATAGACCCCTCATACTTTATCGAGGTCCTCAAACCAGGCAATGCATTATCTCCCATCTTCAGTTCCCTGAAAATATTCCGACCTCCAAACGCTATTATATTCGAATCTGCACTCTTGTCAGCAACTCCCCATCCTACACGATACCCGGCCTCACTCACTATGTCGTGAAAATCCTGCTTCAGCTCATCAGTAGAGACAAGCCTGAAATAACACCTGTCAACATAAAAATTCAGCTCCCTGTCCACCAGCACAAACACGAGCGCAGCCTCTGTAACAGTATGCGGGTCACAGCCGTACAGACACAGATAATCAGCCTTCTCAGCCGGGTTCAATTTCTCGAAAAACGGCTCTATAACGTGCACCTTCCTGTCAAAAGCCTTACCGTACACCAGCCCACTCAACGAGACAAACTCACCAAGCAGTCTCATCTTCAACTCCTCATAGTCCGTTATCTCGTCAAGTATCGCCTCCAGTACATCGAGATTCGCCTTTGGGTTGTTTATCGAGCACAGCTTGTAAAGATGCGTCCTGTCCGCCCCGTCTCCCTCGAACAAATCAGCAGTCCACGTTATCCCCTTCGTCGGTGTAAAGCAGAAATCCATGTCCAGACTGTCACTCGTCGTGAACCTCAACAAATTCTCCCTGTATATATCTTCCCTCGGCTCCTCGTCAAAAACCACCCAGTCCAGCGGAGGCCCCTGAAACGTGTCCACGTCCATCTTGTTCGTCATAAACTCTATCTGGGCACACGCCTTCCCTCCCCTCCACAACGTCAGCCTGTTATGCTGAGCGCTGAAACTGTCGCTCCACCTCCCATTCTTCAAATACTTCCTCGGCGCCCACCTCTGCCACGCCGGCAACACCGTGTTGTGCAGCTGCTTGAAGTCAACTCCTACAACCCTCCCCCTTATGAACTTCTTCCGCGCCCTCTCTATGTCCATCCTGTATAACTCCTCATACTCGCTCAAAGCTTCCGGTAACTCCCCTACACTCCTTATATATCCCCTTATCGCCCCAAATACGCTCTTCCCGCTCTGGTTACCTCCACTTACCCCAACTATCCCCCTCGGCTGCTTGAATGCGTCCGCCTGCCCGTCCACCTTCTCAGGTATGTCCTCAGGCTTCAAATACCTCTCCAGAAACTCCCTCTCACGCTCCCCTATCTCTCCCCTCGTCGGTTCAAACCACCAATATGGATCGTCCCCCTCCATCTGCTCTATACGCCCCTCTATCTCCCTTATTACCGCCTCAAGCTCATCTTCGCTCATCCCCTTGAATATCTTCTTCGTGTAATCCCTGCTGTATGCCTCTCGCTTCCTCAACTTCAGCCCCTTTTGTCTCCTCCCCTTAAATGGAGGGTAGTAACTTTATAGGTATATTTATTTTCATCCCGGGGGTCCCCACCCCCGTCAAGATTTTGACTCATTTCGTCAATGTTTTGACGTTATGACCTTGACGCCTGAGCACCTCCCGTCAATTCCATGACGTAGGCAATGGTTGCCGTCATAACGTCCGATAATATCAATTATGGTAAAGTTCCCTTTCCTGCAAGTCCTTGATTTTCCATGGTTTTTCCGATCCAACCACCTCGGCACTGTCCTGTCCCTATTTGCCGTCGTTTCTGGGCCTCTTGTGGGGGGGATCCTGGTCATTTTCTCCCACCTTTTTTCTCTTCCAGGACCTGCCGTGCGATTTTCAGCATCTCCCGCGAGTCCCTGATGACCGTATGAGTGTCGATATTCTGCGTACTTTGGCCTCGTTCCAGGCGCTCCTTGTCATAGAGCACCGCGAAGCACCATATCCTGTCCCGGGGCGCCATTTTTTTGACGGTGCTCTCATCGATGGCGTCAAGGAGCATCCGCTGCTTCGCCGCGAGGATATCAGCGCGATTTTTCCGCCATTTCGGGAGCCCTTCGCCGCCGAGGTTCGTAAGACGACGGGTGACGGTTTCGCGCCGTATTCCGAGCTTTTCGGCGATTTCGCGGTGTGTGAGGTTCAGCGCGGCGAGCTCGAGGAGCTCCTCGTCACCGACTTTCTTGTGCCGGCGCCGGTATGCGGTGGGAGTGGTGGTGCTGGTGTCCTTCGGGTGGGAGGATGTGTTCACTTTTTCGGTCTGTGGCAGGTCTGAGTAGGAGAGATTCGTGTTTTTTTCTTCCACTTGGTGCTGTTTTCCTGTCTCGTTCGGTGCATTCGGCATGTCTTTTTTCCACCCTTCGGGTCATCCTTCCGGGAAATTTCGGTATATATATATGTGAAATTGGGACATTTTTGGACGGTTGGGGGGCGATTTTTTCTTTTTTTTCAAGGGGTTAGGACGTTTCGGGGAGCGGACATCTCCGGATCAGGCGGCGGAGATGACGGGGGGAGAGGTGGAGTAGTTCGGCGATGGTGGAGAGAGGGATATCGGCGAGGAGACAGGCGGCGATGGCGCGGAGACGGAGGTCCTCGATCTCCCGGAGCCGCTCCGCGTATTCGGCCGTCGAACGCTTCGCGGCAATCACCTCCGCAATCACTTCCGTGTACGGCCTCGTCGGGCGCTCTCTCGTGAGCCTGAGCTCGCCCAGGAGCCGCTCGCGCAGCCTGTAGGAGCCGTCTGCGGCCTCGGCCACGAACCGGCACGGTACGCGGCACTCCCTAAGTTTCCGGCATCCACGACATACGGACCGCCCCATACCATATCATACCTCATTTTTTTGTGCTTATGCAAGTTACGTGCCACTAATTTTTTTCGAAAATGCTTATTTTTCAATACCTTACGGCTTCATTTTTTTTCATTTTTTTCTTGACTTTCGGGAAAAAATGTGCCACAATAGAGGTATGAAAAAGCAGAACGAACACAGACCTGACGAAAAAGGGGCGGCGCTCCCGCGGAGGAGTGCGCCCCTTTTTTCTTTTCCCGCGACCGCAAGCCCCGACAGAGCTGCCTTCGGCAGTTCGGGCTAAGCCCTCCCCTCTCCTTCTGTCTCTCTCAGGAGAGAGGGGTAGGAGGAAAGATTGATTTTCATGAAAGGAGGACATATGAAAATACTCGTAACGGGCGGAGCAGGCTTCATAGGCTCCAACTTCATAAGACACATCCTGAGGAGATATCCCGGCTATCACGTCGTAAACCTCGACGCGCTCACCTACGCGGGCAACAGGGAGAACCTGCGGGATGTTGAGGCAGAGCCGAGATACCGCTTCATCCACGGCGACATAAGAGACGCTGAAACCGTTCTCGATGCATTGAAGGACATCGACATCGTCGTGAACTTCGCCGCTGAAACCCACGTCGACCGCTCCATCGCGGACCCTCAGCCGTTCCTCGCAACCAACGTCATCGGCCTCCAGGTGCTCCTCAATTGCGTCCGCAACAGGAGTGTCCGCTTCATCCATATTTCCACCGACGAGGTATACGGAAGCCTCGCAGCAGACGAAGGCGCCTTCACCGAGGAGTCACCTCTTCGGCCAAGCTCTCCTTACTCCGCTTCGAAGGCCGCAGGAGACCTCATGGCACACGCCTATATGACGACCTTCGGCTTCCCCACCGTAATCGTAAGGCTTTCGAACGTCTACGGGCCCTTCCAGCATCCTGAAAAGTTCATCCCCAAGGTGATCACGAACCTGCTCAATATGGTTCGTGTCCCCGTATACGGGGATGGCACCAATGTCAGGCAATGGCTCTTCGTCGAAGATGCATGTACCGCAATTGACACGGTCATGCACCGCGGAATACCGGGCGAGATATACAATGCAGGCGGTGGAAGCGAGAAGAGAAACATCGACGTGGTAAGAGATGTCCTGTCACTGATGGGCCTGCCAGGGGAGTATTTTGAGCTCGTCCCTGACAGACCTGGACACGACTACCGCTACGCGATCGACTCCTCCAAGATCAAAAGCGCTTTCGGCTGGACTCCAAATGTAGACTTCACCACAGGATTGGAGAAAACCATCCTGTGGTATTGCAAGGAGGTGATAGGGGGATGGCTCTCCGAAGAACGAAAGCGGAACTGAAGGCAGACTTCATCGTCTACCT